ATTGTGATTAATGAAAGGCCCGTACTTGCCGCCTAACAGCTTGCAGACGTCGCCGAATCCGCTCACATAGTCGGCGTTGAATTGCGCAATCTCGCCAGACGTCGACGCCGGGACAATCCGCCGCCAGTCGGGATATTTCCCGTCAATCGGCGCCGTGACGGCGCTGGTGGCGCCCGTGACGGTGATAGTTGTCTTTCCTTTGATCGTCACGCCGACGCGCTCAGGGTCCGGCGTATCCGGCGCCGTCACTATGTCAATGTGAATCGGCAGCGTGACGCGTCCGGCTTTGGCCGGCTTGACTGCCTCAAGCGCCTCACGCGGGATGATGTACTCGCCGGGTGCAAGCGCTTCAATGTTATCGACGGCGACAGGGTAGGCAAGTAGACGATGGCCGTCGGTTGCGACTAGCACAAGGGTGCCGTCTGCGCGCGCGTCGACGGATACGCCTTTCAAGTAATAACGAATGTCCTGTTTAGCGGCGCAGATGAGAAGGGCTTTGATGATGCTGTGGTCGATAGTGATTTTCATTACAGTGTGCTCCAGTGGGGTTAAGGTAAGAGGCGGGCGGCATTGGCCGGGTTGATGTAGACGCTCGCGGTAGCTGGTTTGCCGCAAAACACGCCCGTGGCGACAATCGCTATGCCTTCCGGTATGTCAACCGTAGGCGCTTGCGCCGGGCCGCCGAATTGGGGCGGTGCGAATTGATCGGCAGTGGCGGCGCGCATAGTTGACAGATTGATGGCGGTATACGTGGTGCGACTACCGCCATCCCAATAGGTGCCGTGCAGCGTACAGGTAGGCTGAACCCGCAAGAAAGTTTTTGTCTTGCGATAGGCGCCATCAGCGGCGCGGATAACGCGCAGTAACTCAGGTGCAGTCTTAAGTTCAATGGTGCGCATGTCAGTGTCTCCGAGGGTTGAAAGCGCGCCCGTAGGCGCGGGGGTTGATGATTAGACAATCCAGTCAGGCGAGCGGGTGAGCCCGTGCGCGGCGGCGATCGCGGCAATCTCGCGTTGCTGCGTGGCGCGCATGGCGGAACGATGAAGGGCGGACAGCACGCGCGCGGCATAGTCGGCGCCAAGGATCGGCAGGCGCGCCAGTGTGGTGTTGACGGTAGTGGTTTGGTGTTTGGTCATGTCGTCGGCTCCTGGTTGCGCGCTGCGGTGCGCAGCGCATGAACAGCATCTTGCCACAACATTTGTGGCAGTGTCAAGCGCTTTTGCATGACCCATCGCGCGATGGGTCGCGCTGGGTCTATTAGGGGTCATGGCGTCCGCGCCGATTTTCATAGGGCAATGGGTCAAATGGGTTATTGGTTTATAACTTTTAACCAAAAAATGATTTTGTTTTATAGGTGAAACGGTAATGGCTAGACCGCTGGGAGCGCGCCCGCAAACGCTGGCGCCAAAAAAAATGTCATGACCCATTGACCCATTTGACCCATGCCGACCCCGTTTGGCCCGCGTAAACGCAAGTTGCAACTTAAAGGGTCATGACCCATTTGACCCATTGCCGATCCGACCTTGAAGGGTCATGACCCATTTGACCCATTAAACGTGACGACCGATACCCGACACCCATGACCCATTTGACCCATCGACCGCGCACCCAGGGCGCACGGCTGGCGGGCAGGCGGGCAGGCGGGCAGGCGGGCAGGCGGGCAGGCGGGCAGGCGGGCAGGCGGGCAGGCGGGCAGGCAGCTCGGGGCCGCGTGGCGGAGAGCCCCCGGCGAGGGCCGGCGACCGGGCCGGTCAAAAACGGAGGGGTTGCACAAATTTTTTTGCAAAATGCTATAATTACTTGCAACACTATTTGCAGCACACCATCTGGCCATGACCTTCCAATCCTTGCCGCTTACCGCGCGCAAACTAGAGGCGACCGAGGCGCGCTTGCAGCGCATCTACGAGGCTGCCAAGTTGGGTCTAAAAGGTGACTCGCTGGCGTTAAAGGCTGGCATGCTGCCGACCGAGTATCGGCGTCTGTGCGAGATGGACCCTATTGCCGAGATGGCAGAACAGAAGGGGCGCGCTGACGCAGAAGGAGCGCTTGCGGCTGTGATGATGGACGCAGCTATGTCAGGCGACACCAAAGCGGCGCTAGAGATCCTTCGTCACAGACACGACTGGGTGGCCAAGCAACAAGTGCAGATCGACGTAGCGCAGCAGATCAGCGTAATATCGGCGCTTGAGAAAGCAGAGCAGCGCGTCATCGACGTGCAGATGAACGAGGTGCTAGATGGACATACAGAACATGCTGAGGTATCAACTGATGGGCGCGTCAGGTGGGTACCGGCCAGTTAATCAACTAGGAGCATTGGCTGACACGCCATCTATGCTGTTGGCGCGTTTTGGCGTGGAATCTCCGTCTGGTTTTCGCGCCGGCATGGCCGGACAATTGATACAACTGCCAGATGGGCGAATTATCCGTGTTCCTGGTAATGTTGACGTAGGTTATTCTAGGCCCATGTTTGGCGGTGCTGTAGACGCTAATTTTTCATACGGGCCTAACAATCAACAGCGCGCTATGTTTAATTATCGGCGCGAGTTCTGATGCAGCAGCCGATCTACAACGCCTCTGATGAAATGCTCTTGATGACGCGGCTCTGGCAGCCGCGCATCAAAGACGACCCGGAAGCGTTTGTAAACTTTGCGTTCCCGTGGGGGCAACACGGCACGCCACTGGCCAACTATAAAGGCCCGCGCAAGTGGCAGCGCCAAGTGCTGCGGAAGATCACGCAGCACATCAAAGACAACAGTGGGCGGGTTGATTACAACGTCTTGCGGTCTGCGGTAGCGTCAGGCCGAGGGATCGGTAAGTCTGCGCTAGTCAGTTGGCTTGTGCTGTGGATGCTCTCCACGCGCATTGGCAGCACCACAATTGTGTCGGCCAACAGTGAGGCGCAGCTCCGCAGCATCACCTGGTCAGAGATCACCAAGTGGCTGGCGATGATGATTAACAGCCATTGGTTTGAGATCAGCGCAACCAAGGTCGCACCGGCTAAGTGGTTGGCGGAGATCGTCGAGCGGGACTTAAAGAAAGGCACGCGCTTCTGGTCGATTGAGGGGCGTCTATGGTCGGAAGAAAACCCGGACGCTTACGCCGGTCTGCACAACTTGGACGGCGTGTGTTTGATCTTTGATGAGGCGTCAGGTATCCCAGACTCGATCTGGCAAGTGGCCGCTGGTTTCTTCACAGAAAACACGCCGCACAGGTTCTGGTTTGCTTTCTCCAACCCGCGCCGCAATCAAGGCTACTTCTTTGAGTGTTTCAACTCAAAGCGCGACTTTTGGTCGACAGAGAACATTGACGCCCGCGACGTTGAGGACACTGACAAGCAGGTCTACGAGCAGATCATCGCGGAGTACGGCGAAGACTCGATACAGGCCAAGGTCGAGGTGTACGGCGAATTCCCCAGCGCGGGCGACGACCAGTTCATCGGACCCGCGCTGGTTGATCAGGCGTTTGGCCGACCCAAGCACAAAGACGAGACAGCGCCAATTGTGATCGGCATTGACCCAGCCAGGTCGGGCGGTGACTCGACGGTCATCGCGGTGCGTCAAGGGCGTGACATCATCGCAATCAAGCGGTACCGGGGTGATGATACGATGACGACCGTGGGGCACGTCATCGACGCGATCGAGGAATACAAACCGACGCTGACGGTGATTGACGAGGGTGGGCTGGGGTACGGCATACTTGACCGGCTGGTCGAACAGCGGTATAAGGTGCGTGGGGTCAACTTTGGCTGGAAAGCCAAGAACCAAGTGATGTGGGGTAACAAGCGCGCTGAGCTGTGGGGTGCGCTGCGGGACTGGTTAAAAACCGCGTCAATTGCGCCAGACAGGCAACTGAAGGCGGATCTGACCGGGCCTAAGACCAAACCCGACTCAAGCGGTACGATCTTCTTGGAGAGCAAGAAGGATATGAAAGCCAGGGGTCTAGCTTCTCCTGACGCCGCCGATGCGATCGCGGTGACGTTTGCATTTCCAGTCGCCTCCCGCGAACCCCGCGCAGCCATGCCCCGTCGCCACTACAGCGACCGCACCGCAGGCGCAACCGGCTGGATGGGCGCATGACCAAGAAGTCTGTCAGCCTGTCAGTGGGGCGCGGCGAGAAGCTGCCAACCAAACAAGGCGCTGGGCTGACGGCCAAGGGGCGTGAAAAATACAACCGAGCCACAGGAAGCAATCTGAAAGCGCCCGCGCCTAGCCCCAAGACAGAAGCAGACAAGGGGCGCAAAGCGAGCTTTTGTGCACGCATGGGCGGGGTAGCTGCCAAGGCCAAAGATGGCGAACGCGCCAAAGCGGCGCTCAAACGATGGAAGTGCTGATATGAAACCAGGTCTTTACAGTAACATCAACGCCAAACGCGAGCGCATCAAAGCCGGATCGGGCGAGAAGATGCGCAAGCCTGGCGCTCCGGGCGCACCCACCGCCAAGGCGTTCAAAGAAAGCGCTAAAACAGCCAAGAAGAAATAGCCATGCCACTCGTCAAGTCGCCCAGCAAAGCCGCCTTCCGCAAGAACGTAGCGGCTGAAGTCAAGGCCGGTAAGCCCGTAAAACAGGCTGTGGCCATTGCGTACTCCACCAAACGGCAAGCCGCCAAGAAGAAATAATGGCCTACGACCCGACAGGCATCATTGGCGCGGCAGAAGTCTCGGATGTAGGCGGCGCGCCGGACAAGGACACTGCGCATAAGCTGTCGCAGATGCGCAGTCGCTTCAAGATGGCGGTGGCCGCGTACAGCGACACGCGAGAAGATCAGTTGGACGACCTGCGGTTTATGGCAGGCTCGTCCGACAACCACTATCAGTGGCCAGCGGATGTGCTGTCAGTACGAGGGTCGGTGCAAGGCCAGACCATTAACGCGCGTCCGTGCCTGACGATCAACAAGCTGCCGCAGCATGTACGGCAGGTGACCAACGAGCAGCGGCAAAACAGGCCGTCGCCCAACGTCATCCCGGTCGACGACGACG